TCACGGATTTCTTCACCAACAAGGGCATGTATGCAGGTGAACTGTTTTGGTCATGTAGCCCCAAGCTGGGTACCAGTGGTGAAAAGTGGGACGATGCTATCATACCAGACATCGTGCGGCAATACAGATTGATCAGCAACGTTGGTCAGCTCAAGTTCGTGCTTGACAAGAATCCCTTGACCTGGGACGAGCTGGAGCGTGCGGTTGACGCCTATCGCGCAGTGGACGTGAATTGGCCGGTGTGGATCATGCCAGTCGGTGCCACCAGAGAAGAACAGGAAGACGTGCAGATGTGGGTCACGGAAGAAGCTCTCAAGCGCGGTTACAACGTGGCAGCTCGCATACACTGCTGGATCTTCAGCAACGTGATAGGACGATAACATGAACAAGATTCCATTCTCTTGGTTGCCAGCCAGCTGGGGACTCAAGGGCAAGAGCAGAGAGCTAGCCGAAGCTGAATACTATCTCACTGGGTATGATCTAGATGTTGCCAAAGCACGCATCGAACATGGGCTTGAAAGCCCAGAGTTCACCAAGAGCGTGCTGGATATCGATCTGGCCTATGGAAAGATCAGCGCATATGATCATGATACCAGATTGGCAGAGATTGATCACACTGACGAAACTGGACTAGCATTGGCCAAGCTGGATGTGGATCTCAAGCACAACAAGATCAGCACACAGGAACATGAACGCAAGGTCGCAGACCTCAAGAATGAGCCATACATGGCCATGCCCAAGATCAGCTGGGACCCAGTTGATCCCAGCAAGACCTTCTTTGAGCTGGATTACAATGATGCGTTCGTGCAATCACTGAGGACCAATGGCTACCAGGGCACAGACGAAGACGTAATCAACCGTTGGCTCAACGATGTTTGCAACAGCATACTGGCCGAGATGGCTCCCACTGATCCAGAATTCGTCAGCAACGTGAGGCGAATACGCAGAGATGATGGCAAGACTGAGCACAGCTAACACCATAAATACTGGGTGAACCAGACACTTACAACACTGTTTGATAGCCCCGATTGGCCCAGGATCTACAGGCAACAGGCCAGCAGAGGCATACTTGACGAGCTCAAGAGCCTGCCACATCCAGCTATTGGCATAGAGATTGGTGTGGGATTGGGCATGAACAGCTGGTACATGCTCACAGAATGCCCAAACATAGCCATGCTAACCGGCATCGATCACTACGCCCCATACCACGATTGGGACAAACCAGTGACGCGTGCAGAAGCAGAGTCAAACTATGCGATATTGCAGGCCAACATGCCGCTGATGGGAGACAGATTTAATTTCATACGCGAGGACAGCCAGAAAGCAGCAGTCTTGCTGGAAGACGAAGCCTATGATTTCGTGTTCATCGATGGTGGGCACAGCATGAAACAGGTTCTAGCGGATCTGGACAGCTGGGCACCAAAGGTTCGCCCCGGTGGATTGGTTGCTGGGCACGATGCCAATCTTTTCTCCGTGAATTTTGCAGTGACCAGCTGGGCCAAAGCTCATGGCATCTCATCAAAACAAGTGCGCATGGTAGCCAACGATGGCTGGTACTGGCGTAAATCTTAACAGTTGACACAGGCAGCAGCTGTGCTATACTCAAAATGGAGGCGAGCATGGCAACCTATCTGATTATTGATACTCAAAACCTATTCATGAGAGTGCGCCATGGCATCAGGGCACCCAGCACAGAGCTGCAGCTTGGCATGGCTCTGCACATCATATTCAACAGCATCAAGAAGGTATGGAACGATTTCCAGGGCAGCCATACCGTGTTTTGCTTGGAAGGACGCAGCTGGCGCAAGGATGTATACGCTCCTTACAAAGCCAACCGCAAGGTAGCAGCTGCTCAGCGCAGCGAGAGAGAAATCGAAGAAGACGCGGTTTTCTTTGAAAGCATGGACGGATTCATAGATTTCATCAAGACCAAGACCAATTGCACGGTGTTGCGCCATCCCAACGGAGAAGCAGATGACATGATCGCTCGTTGGATCCAGCTGCATCCGGATGACAAGCATGTGATCATATCAAGCGACAGTGATTTCCAACAGCTGATAGCCGAAAATGTCATACTTTACAATGGCATAGCCAGCTTGCTTTATACTCACACAGGCATCTATGACCAAGATGGCAAGATTGCTGTGAACAAGCAGGGCAAGCCCATGCCTGTGCCCAATCCAGAATGGATACTGTTCGAAAAATGCATGCGCGGTGACGACAGTGACAACATCATGAGCGCGTTCCCTGGTGTGCGCAAGACCAAGCTAGAAGCAGCATTTGAAGACCGCCATAACCGTGGATATACGTGGAATAACCTCATGCTTAGCAAGTGGTTAGATCACGAGAACGTTGAACACAGAGTGCGGGACGATTACGAGCGAAATCGCATGCTAATCGATCTCACGCAGCAGCCGCCAGATCTCATAGACAAGTTTGATCGCACCATCATTGACGAGGTCAACCAGGCTCCTAAGAAACAGGTCGGCCTAGCGCTCATGCGTTTCTGCAACATCAACGGCTTGGTGCGAATTGAAAAGAATGTCAATGACTTCAGCCCAACACTGAGCGCATTATATGAGGGTCAGCTCAAGATGGAGACAGCATGAACGTCTATAAGCTCAAGGAAATCACCGAAACCAGCTACATCCTAGACAAGGACGGGATCAACACTGGTCTAGTGACGGTCACCATGGATGGGTTCAAGTTGATAGGACCGTTTGATCGCAAGCTGTTCGCTGACGCCGACGAGCTCACGGGATATCTTGGTGGTGATCTCAGGATAGAAGCCAGAGAATCTGACGATGACAAGGAAGATGAGATCGGGCAGATCAACGGTTATCCCATCAAGCACAAGGCAGTGTTTGATGTGGAAGAAGGTGACATCGTGACCTATGCCAAGACCAGCAAGGGCAAGGCAAGGTTTGCTGCTGGATATTATGCTTTGGATTTTGAGCATGGTTGGACAGGCAGCTATTGTCCGCGCACACAGACGCTGGAAGAAAACGCATTCATCGGACCGTTCCGCACCAAGCTAGAGATGCAGAATGCCATGGCCCAAAAGAAGAGGGTTTCAAAAGTATGAGCGACGAGGTAAACCAGGTGCGCAGCTTCCTCGAGAAGCATCGCGTGGCCAAGATATCTAATAGCCGCGAGATACGGCTCAACATGCATGAAGCTGACATCCTAGCAGCCAGCATATCAGTGATGCTGTCACGGCAAGCAGAACTAGCAGACAAGGTGATAGATCTCCAATCTCAGATCATGAGCGCAGAGGTCAAGCAAGACGGCGGACGCTTTTAATCACTCTTAAATAATGGGTGAACAAGACAGATTGGCCTCATCAAGATCTCTGGGATCACGGACCATATGGTCCTCTCAAATGGATCCAAGACCACGGCATGGCCAGTGCCATAGTAACCAATCTCCTGGACGAACAGGGTCCAGTGACTGAGCAGGATCTGCTGGCCACTCGCAAGAGCCTGTTCGTGAACCAAGGATGGCGCCTTTCACCAACTGGTACCAAGCTGTTCATGGACTGTTACAATCATTACAAGGCATTGAGTACCGAGAACGAGATCATGACAGGTCGAGTGCTGATAGGCATGGATCGGGCGGTCAGAGGTCCTTGGGCCTATCGAGGCCAAACCATCATAACCTTTGACGCTCAGGTTCACTTTGAGCTGCAGATGGTTGGCGGTAGTGCCAGAGCATTCGTGGAATTCAAGAACGCTTGACAGCCTAGCTAGATGTGCTAGCATGTGTGTATGAAATGGAAACACGCACACAGCCCAGAACTGCCCAGCGATGATCCCTGCTACGAGGTTAATCCCGAGCTGTGGGCAGCATTCCGCGACAGCTTCAACGCACGGTTTGGATTTGGCCCAGCTGAGAAGCCAATCTACACAGAAGCATTCTGCGCACAGTGGATGGATCACGAGGTTCCAGTTGAGCAGTGATCAGGACTGGGGCTACTCAGCCTACCTCTACAGGACCACAATAGATGTTCCGCAATATATTGCTCTCTACGGTGATGTGCTAAGGCGTGTGATTGCACAGCGTGATTACAGCGAGATCACAGCAGATGACATCGCTACAGGCCGCGCAGTCCGTGCTTATTGGGCTGCTAAATTGGACGAGATCCTAGCTGAAACTGCGGACAGATATACCAGAGAATGCTGGGCAATGGCCACAGGAAAACGCCCATTCATGCCTGTTTTCGGGGTCAGCATGACGCTTAGCTACTTGAAAACAAAGACAAAAATAACGGTTGACAGCCTATAGATACATGCTATTGTGTGTGAACAACAGGGAGTATGACTATGCTGTACACCATGGAAATCTACAAAACGGACCGACGCCTCAAAGCTGGCGAGCGCCTCTGCGGCAAGTATGAATATGATCGCCCAGATCTCGATGCCATGCAGCGCGAGGTCCGTGAGCTGGATTCGTTATATCCTGCTGCCCAGGGTTATCGGTTTGAGATCCACGAGACCATGGTTACTCGCGAGAATCTGCTCACCGGACAAGAGTTCCAAGAGCGATACGATCGCCCGTATCACTGCAGTCCGGCTAGCGAAAGCTACTGGAGCTCCTGATATTTCCTATTGACACATCCTCAAATCGTGCTATTGTAGCACATCAAACAAAGGAGTAAGCCAATGGCTACAGCTACTAAGAACCGCGTTCTCGAGAACACGGGTATCTCTCCCTCCCGCTTGAAGATGGCGCTCACGCACAGCATCAACCGCAAGCGTCCTGTGTTCGTTTGGGGTCCCCCAGGCATTGGTAAATCCGATATCGTTGCTGAGGTAGCACGCGAGCAGAATCGCCCGCTGATCGACATCCGCTTGCCGCTGATGGAGCCAACAGACGTGCGCGGTATCCCTTACCTTGCTGAGGTCAAGGTCTACGACGCAGAAGGCAACTTGGTGCGTGATGAGCAGAACGTGCCGCTGACTGAGAAAGTGTTCCGTTGGTCCAATCCATCGGACTTGCCCACTGATCCTAACAGCCGCGCATTGGTGTTCTTCGACGAGATGAGCGCAGCACCGCCCAGCGTGCAAGCCGCAACCTACCAGGTGATCCTCAATCGCAAGATTGGTACCTATGAGCTGCCCAAGGACGTGGTGATCGTTGCAGCGGGCAACCGCGTCAAGGACAAGGGC